AACTCACCATCAGCACCAGAATTTATGTATATATCAGAATCTCTAAACTGTATTTTAAATGCAGTATCAACCAGTATGTCTTCACCTAGCCCATCTATATATGCCTTACCATCAATATAAATATTATCCCACTGGTTGCCTGTTTTACCTAAATCTAAACTAGTTGCTGATGGATAAAATGAATCACCGTCTGTTAAGTATTGGTGGCTAGGTCCTATCTTTTCAATAGCTCCACCTTCACCTGCATCGCCATTATGTGTGTGTCCACTTACAGCAAAAGCATTTAATATAGCATTAAATTCAGCGTTAAAATCATCAGCATCTATAACATTACCAGTTGCTATGTCATTAAGTTTTAGTCTAGCCGCATAAGCTGTACCCATTATCTTCTCCCATATTGACCATACTCTAATGATACAGCATCAAATGAATATGGTGGATTTGTTGAATCTTCTACAAATTGTAATGACACAATGTAACCTGATCCTTTTGTTTGTTTTGTAAACACAGATTTCAATGTACCCCCACTGTATAAAGCAGTTCCGTATAGACTGTCTGAATTACCGTACAAAAATACTCCTGTTGTTCCTGCTGTGTTTTCTATGTTTATTACGTTAGGCTCAATAACTCCTGTTTCAGACAAATCAAATTTTAAAGAAAAATCAACATCTAGTGATCCTTGAGGGTCTGTATATATTATAGCCTTATATATTGTTTTACGCAAGCGTGGATCTGTAATAGGAAAATAAGGAGTTGAAAAATTTGCAACAATGTTTTCTCCTCCAAAACTATTTCCTGATTCCATTTTATAAACAAACCCATCTGTTTCTCCAAAAACAACAAGCTCTATACCTTGACGTAAACTAGAATGTGCAACTTTTGCTCGTATTCCATTAGTTTCAGCCCAATTGAACTGCACACCCCCTTCTCCTAATACTTGTGTTCCTATAAACCCTTTTGATGAACTTGTTGTAATACTAGTAGAAAATCCAAATATTCTGTATTGTGTTTTTGATCCTATAGTGACGCTAGAAAAATCTGAGTGTGTTGATACAAAATCTTTTACACGATCCTGTATAACTTTTGAAATAGATAATAAATTAAAATCACCAACTTTTTCTGTACCTGATATAGTTCTAATACCATCTTTTGATAAAAAAACAATATCACCACCTACTTCTTGTACGGTATCCCCCTCTACACAACCAATGTCACTAGCGATAGGACTTAATTGAAAATCAGCCGCACTTGATCCAACAAGTCTAAATATTTTATTTTCACAAAATATAACAAGTTGATCACGAAAAGCTATAAGAGAAGTTATATCTCCACCAACACGAATTGTTCCTGCACCGTTAGTAGGATCAAAATCGTCATCTTCATAAGGTGCAGAAAATACAAGTTTATCGTCATTTCCAATTATTAAATGGTTTTTAAATACAGCAACATGTGACGCACCATCAATGTCAGTTGTTCCGTTGCTAGATGTTAGTTTTGATAAATTTCCTGCTGTTGTACCTTTTAATAGTAAAGGATACCCTATTCCATCAACAATAGCTAGGTACTCATTGCCATCAAAATTATAATTTAAAAATCTAACTTTTGTTGCGTTTGGTCCTAATTCTATTGACGTAGATAAATCAACATGTGATCCACTCCCTGAAGGAACAAGATACAAATGAGGATTACCAGATGATTGTCCTCTTGCAGTAACAACTTGTCCTCTAAATTGCACGACCCCTAAAAGATTTCCTGTGCCTGTTACTGCATTAGTATTAAATTTTTCAAAACCTTTAATGCGTCTGTAACCACCTTCAATAGATGGTTCAAAGTTTGTTAAAACTCGTGCCGATCCCGGTGCTGTTGCCCCATGCTGTAAAGGAGATAAGTTTGTAATTAAACCACCTTTAAATTCTAATGGATACGTTTGCAACCTATCAGGCATTACACAGCCCTTACATAAATATTTTCATTAATTAATACTTTTCTCATGTAATCCATACCATCTTTAAATTTTTTAAATGATATTTGTGCTGACTCTATGTTATCTCTAAACATATAGGTATGATACATAGCTCCATCTATAATTACATATTTAAATCTCTCTGGCACTCTAGAAACATCATTGTGTAATTCTAGATCTTCAGTGTATTTAAAATATTCAAAAGTAACTTTGTATGCTTTATCTGGCATTGGAACAATACCAAATTCTTCATTTTGACCTCTAAAAACTTTTTCTGGTACACCACCTTTAGTTGTATCTGTTTCGTCTTCTTGATCTATGTGCTTATCTAAGTATTCATCGTAAGTTATATGTTCTAATTTTTTTGCTTCACCAACATTTAATGATGTATCTCTACGTATCCTAAAACTTTTAAAATCTACAAATTTTGCTTCTGCTGGAAACACATAACGTGAACGACCTGCTATTAATATTTGTGAAATTTCAGTATGATTATAGGGCCAGTAATCGTGATAGAAGCCTATATCTCTTATAGCTGCATTAACAGAATCTTTTATTTGAGAGTAAAATCCTGTAGCCGAAGCAAAATTGCTGGATGTAAGTTCTTCTTCATTTAAACGCTTACACACAACGTTTACCATATCTAAAAAATTATATGCCATTATACTCTTTCCTTAACACTAAGATGTACAACCCTTTTTGTAACAATAGCTGCATTTGTTTGTGAAGAACTTGTTGTAGTAATTTCACATACAAATCTGTATTCTTTATTAGCAACTCCACCACTAAGCACAAGTGTTGCTGTTGTAGTAGTGTTTACAATATTTTCAACAGTTATACCTAATGCTGTTGCAACAACTGCTCCTGTTTCATCAAACGTATTACCAGCACTTAATGCACTGCTCTCCGTTGTTCCTGAAATCATCTTCCATTGAACACTCGCTATTGTTACTGGATTACCAAAATTATCTAAGAATCGTGACCAATCAATTGTAAAATCTAATCTTTCGTCAGGATCTTTATTGGGCCATTGTAATGCCATTATGCTGCTACCTTTACATTTCTAAATTCATCTTGTGGAACACTAGCCTGTCGTAAAATTTGAAACTCCACTCTCGCTATTCGTGTTTCTTCAAATGGTACTTTAGCTACTCTATTTTTTGAAAACAATGCAGGATCAAAAAAGAATATTTTAGCTGCCGATCCTGTTGCTGTTGCATCTCCTGCAATTGATGCAGTTGCTGGTCTACTTCTAGTTGCCGTTATTGAATTAACAGTTGCATCTGCAGATATACTTGCACTTGTTGGTCTAGAACGTGTAACCGTTGCAGTTGCTGTTGCATCACCAGTAAGTGTTGTGATGATTGCAGATGATCCAGTAAATACTGTAGCACTACCTGTACACGTTGCATCTCCACTTATACTAGCACCGACTCTTGCTGTTACAGATGCTGATCCTGTTGCTGTTGCATCTGCTGAAACACTTGCTGAAATGGTTGTTGCAAATGTTCCTGATAAAGATTTAGTCGATAGTGGAAATACGGAAAACATTTAAAGTTTATCCATCTCTGTTTTTATCTGTGACCATGTTACACCGAACTTGCTTGGGTCATTACTTGTAATAGCATTGTTGTTAGCATCTACACTTACAACTTTATGAAATCTAGCTAAAAATTCTGTTTCATTAGTTGGGTTATCACCAAGAACTGTCCAACCACTAACTTTTAAATTTTTTAAGGCTAGTGAAAATTTATTTTTTACTGTTCCTTCTGGTATCATCCTCTTATCTCCTGAACTGTAAGAGTAGTTATAGTAGTTGCAGCCCAAGCACTATCTCCATCTGAATATTGATGATTTACATTCATATCATAAGAAGTTGCACTATTAGGAGTTGCTCCTTTTATTTTATAAGTTATAGCTGATGTTGTATTTGGATAATCTAATAAAACAACACATGGTGCGGCTGAATCATAAGTAGTAAGATAATTAGTGACACCGTAAAAGTGAGCAGCACTTCTTATTCTATTTGAACCCACTTGATCACCCATACCTACACCAGTTCCACCTGCGTTTTCTATGTTATCATCATTTCTAGTTACTCTTATGTCATAGTGTCCATAACCACTTGCTGTAACATAAGCCATTACAAGGATGCCACTTGAAGTTGCTGATGGTGTAATTTGTTGTGTTAAAATATCAACAAATGATGTACTCTCTATTAACTGTTTGTCTGTTTTATTTGCTTGTAGTGTTTGCAATACTGCACCAGTTGGCAAATTTGTACCACTTAATGTTCCTATTGCATTTGCACCTAAAGTTGTTATTGCCATCAGTCTGCATCCTCTATAGTCAGTTCACCTGCATCCACTTGTTTCATTAATTCAACATAGTCTAAGTTTTCTGTATTTATAGGAACAGCCACAACCACTCCATCATTAAGAACTAATCTTATGTTACTATAACTACCATCATTAGCTAATGAGTCCTTTATATATTTTGCTGATTTAATATCCATAAAATATCCTATAATTCTGCATCGCCTGAAAAAAAAGCATCGTTATCATTGTTAGAATAAACCATAGCTGCATCACCACTATTAGCACCACTTGTAGGTATAGGTTCTTGTGATTGCCAAAATAAAGTGCTTGTTCTTACACTTCCTGTTAACGCAAAAGCTGCACTTCCTTCAGCCACTTCAGCAGTCCAAGTTCCTCCGTAAGCCATTGTTGGTGCTGCTCTCATCGTTACAGGATGCATCCCTTGATACATAGTACCACTTGTAGAGTTAGTATTAATCTGCATACCAGTTGCTCCTAACGGACCATAAATATCAGTTGATAAAAATTTGTAAAAATACCTTTGACATCTGGCTAAATCTTCTGCTATTGGTAACAACTCAAAAGGTGTTGCAACATCACCTAATTCAAACTGCACTCCAGTAAGTTGAAATGTGCTTTCATCTGTTGTTATATGTGTATTTGTTACATGACCAAATGCAAACTTATTAGCAGTATATTCATGCCAAACATCACCATTAGAGCCACCAGTTGAATTACTGCCAATAGAAATGTACCATTGTATTTGTAATCCTGTTGTATTATCGTCATTTATAGCCGCCATCGTATTTCCGGGATATGTAATAGTTTTGTGTTCCCAAGTGTCAGCAGAATTAATAGTGTAAGGTTTTGATATATTATCATTTCCATCTTCTTGATAAATTCCTACTGCAAAAGTTCCTGCTATACTTGATTTAACCCAAAAAGATAATGTAGCAGTTTTTGCACCTGATGTTCCATAAAGAAGTCTTTGACAGTCTTTACCTTCTATTTTTGTAAGAAGAGTCATATCTTCATTTGCCGCAAGCGAACTTTCAGGAGTTTTAACTTGAAGTTTTAAAGAATAACTACCGGGAAAAGTATCAGGAGAATCTGTTGCTCTTGCAACTTCTACAGATAGTTGACCAACATTAGATTGTCCTTCTCGCCATCTTTCTATTACTTTACCACCACCACTTCCAGTTTTAGTAAATGTTGTGTTTCTTTGGTCTATATTAAATGCACCATTACCAATCATATTACGATTAGCTAAACTTGTACCCTCAGATGCTGTGGCTAAATCTGCGAATGTTCTTGCTCGGCTCATCTACGCTTCCTCCAATGCTTTTACTTTAGCTTCTAATGTTTCTATTCGTGTCATTGCTTCTTGTAAGGCTTTGACAGCTTTCATGTAAAGCACAGAATACATAACAGCTTTTACATTTGACTTTACTTCAACTTTTTTCTCATACCCTTTAATATCGCCAACTTTTTTACCATCTGGTATAGTATCTGTTTCTTTGTACTCAATAGGTTTGTCTGTATCATCTACTACTGTTCCAAACTCAGAATTAATTGCTACATCATTTTCATCTGGTTCTGTTTCTCTAATTAATTTTGGACTAATTGTTTCTAATTCTTGTGCAATAACACCTATCTGCGACCATGCTTTATCACCATATTTTTCAACATCATCTTTCTTTTTAAAATTTCTAATTTTTATGTTTTTAATATCATCCCACTGAGAACTAGCATCAACAATATCTTGTTTTAGCCTTTCATCAGAAGTTGAACCATAAGAATTATCATGGTTTACAACATCACCATCTGCATATATTCTTAGTCTTGCAATAGTGCTGTCATGGCAAGTTAAAAAATATTGGCTATTATTATCTGGAGATGCATTTGGAAATTCTATGTAACATCCGTAAGGGTATGTATCATGTTCATTTTGAAAGTAATGTGCTACTGAGTTTCTATTTGATTTATAATAAATGTAATTATCATTATTATTGTTGTTATTAGCAATTACAAATCTTTCAACTAATGATGCTGTTCCACCATCACTTCCATTTTGGACATGATAATAATATAAACTTCCATTATTTAATGATAATACATTACCTCCACCTGCCGTAGCATATTCCCATTGACTACTTGTATTATAAAAAATATTACTATTTAAATAAACAGCACCACTATCAAAAGGTGTTAAAAATCCTCTTGCACCAACTTGTACTGTTTTCATACTTGAGTTATGTGTTTCGGCTGTTACACCACCTACTACTATACCATTAGCTGTAGTTTCTGATTTTTTTGAATTATTATGATAAAGTTCTACAGCACCATCATCAATAAATTTTGCTAATGTTTCACCGCTGCCATCTATATTTAAAGTGCCATCAACTGTAATATGACCATCTGTTCCATCCCAATGCACAGACAAATCACTACCTGTACCAATATTTAAATTTACATTATCTGGTAAACTTACAGCACCACTAAACGTACCACCACTTGTAGCACTTACCATGTCAGCAACAGTAAATACATCATAGACTATAACAGTCACTTCATCATTTGTGTTGAGTGCTGATAGACCTGCTATCGTTCCTGCCGTGCTTGTGTTATAGTCTGTTGTTGGTTTTAGTAAAACACCATTGAGATACACGTCAACGTATGCACCATCTGTAAATGTTAGAGTAGCACCATTGGCATCTGCTCCACTTACGGATGTGTCACCACTTGAAGCGAGATATACGAATCTACTTCGTACTCCAAATCCGTCTGTTGATCTTCCTATGTATGGCATATGTTATTCCTTAACTCGGTTTCGTTGGAAATGTTATATTGCTTAGAGCCATATCAACTGGTTCTGTTTTTGTAATGTCTCGTAATGCTTGTCTGTATGTCTTCCAATCGTTACTCATAGTAACATCAGAGTTAGCCATCCAATCTGTTTCAGTTAATAGGATATTTCTTTTGTTTCTTAATTTAGCCATTCTTTGCACTAATGTGCCTTCTAAATTTGCTTTATCTTCTGCTTGTTTTGATGCAATCTCTGCATCTGTCATTTCAATTTCAATGCCATCAACTATTTTTTTCATTATGATTTTATCCCATAAAGACTAAATGTGCCTTGTGCAACATTGCCACTAACGTATGCAAACTTTAAATTATTTATTGCTGTTCTATCAGTATTTGATGACCCTATAATTTTTGCAGCACCATCCCACCAATAATCATTACCAGTGTTATGACCACCATCAAGGTCATGTATTCCAATACAATTATAATACATTGCTTTAATACCAGTAGTATTTCTTAACCCAATAAAATATATGTCTGCATTAAGACCTTTATTTGCTGTATTTTCTGTTCCAGTACCTATATTAATTTTAGCTGAACTATTACCTACTGTATTAGCTTGACCTTGAGCAGTTGATTTTAAATCGTGATATGCCATAGCTTGTTCAATAAGTATATCGTAATTTGAACCATTATCATCTGATGGAAAAACAGTAAGAGCTTGTCCATTTGTTACTGGTGCTGTATGTCTAACAGTAACTTTGTAATCCATGTATGCATCAGTTATTAAAGACGAACTAAAAGTTACACTTGCTACAGCAGAAGAAACTGTAGTTGTATTTAAAAGGGTCATTGCAGTACCAGCTACAGTTCCGTTAAATGTTGATGCACCTGTTACTGTTACATCTCCAGTAAGAGTAGCATTTGCCGCAGTTAAATCCTGTGCAGAAGGATGTGTTGCTGTGCTTACTGGTGTATTGTGGTGCATTACATACACATTATTTGTACCTGCTGGGGTAGTTCCTGTAAAAGTTAATGTTGTACCACTAACTGAATATGCTGTTGTTGGTATCTGTCTTACGTTTTCAACATAAACGGCTACACCATTTGTTGTTGCTGGTTTAGATAAAGTGTATGAAGAAGCATTACCATCAAACGTATCTTTAGTGACTGATGAAAAGTTTGCTGTTGGATGATTTCCTAAATACGGCATACTATTTCCTATGTACTGATTGCATCAACAACTGAAACCCAAACATCTGCTGAACTGGCAGTATCACTTTTAACTTTAAGTGCATCGCCAGACACCATAACTATTTTAGCTCCACCATCTAAAACCTGCAAACTTGAACCTGCTGGGATAGGTGCATCTTTTACAATGTGTATATCATTTGATCCGTCATTGATATATACTTCCACTGCAATTTGACTTGATGTTATATTAGCAACTGTTATTCCTACAATTGCATCATCAGAATTTGCTGTTCTTAAAGTTACTGCACTTGTTCCAACACTATTTGCAGTATTTCGTTCAAAATCTTGTGCCATTATATTCTCCTATTCACAAGGCAATCGCCATAGCTGTAACGAACCCTTTTGTTGCACCAGTTGATGATGTTAAAACTTCATTGCCTTCTACTGCCATAACTCCAGCACTTGCTCTTGATAAAGTTGTATCAGATGAATTACCTAATTCTATATTTCCTGTAGTTTCTAAAACTCCAGTAACTTTTACTGAATTGCCTGTATCACCAGTTAATTGTATATTTCCACCAGTTGCACTAATATCTACATTACCATTAGTTGAATTAACATCTACTATTGCACCATTAAGTTCAAGTTCAGTATCTGCAACTAAATCTAAAACACCATCTGCTGATTGATGAATGTATGTTCCATCATCACCAAACTGTAATTGTTTTGAACTGTTTAATTTTAAACCAGTATTGTGAACATGAGTTAAAACAACTTCAAGGTCAGAACCAAAAAATATACGACCTGCATCAGAATTAAGAACAAGATCATCTCCAACTTTCAGATCAACACCAATTATAGCATTTTTAGCTACAGATAATCCACCATCAGTTTGTAGCGAACCATCTGTTGTGCTTGTAGCATCTGTTGTATCATCTACTATTATTCTACCAGATGCTGTTATTGTACTGTTTGCTATGAATGGTTTATGTACAGTAACATCTGTATCACCACCATCCATAATATCTGTTCCATCTTCTTCTTGGAAAGTAAATATTGGTTGTCCATCTTCATCGTCTAAAAAGAAAGTAATCTTACTACTATCGCCATCCATTCCAAAACATAATTGACCACTGGCATTAGTAAACATTATATTTGCTTGATTTCCATTTTCTGGTCTAAATACACTTGCCATCACTGTACCAGTGCTTGGATTATATTTAAAATTGCCATCCATTTCCAAGCCATGATTGCCTGTTCCTGTTTGAGCATTTTCAACAAAAGTTATTAGATTTGCTTCAGCCGTACTTTCATTATCTGTTACTGTAACATGAGTAGCATTTGTAGCAGTAGTTGCTGTGTCTGCATTACCTGTTACATTACCTGTTAGATTACCTGTTACATTACCTTCTATGTTAGCAACTAACGTACCTGTTGTCATGTTAAGGTTGCCTGTACTACTAGCATTATCTGTAGTTGTACCTAAAGCCCATTTGTCAGCAGATTCATCCCATATTAATAATGCATCATTGCCTGTTGAACCCCTTTCAATAATAATACCACTATCATTAGAGTTAGAAGATGCACCATTGTTTAGACCTAATAAGCTGTCTTTGACGACTGTATTGGTTGTGTCTATTGTAGTTGTAGTACCATTAACTGTAAGATTACCACCTATAGTTACATTGTCAGTTACTGTCACGCTATCTACATAAGCGTCTTTCCATCTAACGCTTGTAGTGCCTAAATCTACATCACTATCTGATTGAGGTCCAAAGATATTATCGGCTAAATAAACTTGTTCTACATTAGCAGCATAGAAGTGTATTTCATCTGCTGTTTCAAAGTCAATCTTTGTTTGGTCATCTTCACCAATCTTTATGTCTGTGTCTAATAAATACGAATTTTTAACAGATACAGCATCTCCTGAACCTAACAAAGTTCCAGATGCAGTAGGTAAAACAAGAACAGCACTACTAGCTGCTGAATGTGGTTGTGCTTGTAATGTTTGTGCATGAGCATTACTTACTTCACAGTAAAACTTCATCTTACCAACAGCACCACTGTTAGACCGTAAATCTATTTGACCACCTTGAACTGTTAAGTCATCACCTACAGTTATGTCACCAGATGTTGTAAGACTTGTTAAAGTTCCGACAGATGTGATGTTTGTTTGTGCTGCACCTGTTACAGTTGCCGCAGTACCAGAAGTGTTACCTGTAACGTTACCTGTAACGTTTCCAGTAATGTTACCAACGAATGTTCCGTTGATGTTATTACTAGCATCTTTAAATACAGCTTTGTCTGCAGGATATGTTGTAAATATTGTGGGAGTAGCCGAAGACCAGTTAACAGCGTTGTCACTGTTAGAGCTTTGAAGAATAGTTGTACGTGCTAAAGTTGTACCACTAGCTGTGTATGTACCAATTCCTATTTCAAAATTAGCATCTTGTACAGCTGCATAGTATGTAGTATTGCCATCACCTACCCCATCAGTAAAGGTTTGAAAACCTGTAAAAGTTCCAGAAAGGGTATAAGTTCCCTGACCTGATATAGTGGCCGCAGTTTGTTTTACACGATCAGCTACTACTAATGCCATGTTTAAGTCTCTGTTATTGTAATTGCAGTCGTTGCAACAACAAGTGAGTCACCATCCTCAATAACTTTGTCATCTGTCAAAGCACCATGATATAATAAATTACCACTGGTTGATGCATCAAATATTCCAAAATGGGTAATCGTTCCCCAGTTACCACCACTAGCTGTAAATGTTTCTGCTGAACTGTTTGTTGCAGATCCACTTGAAGCAGCATTAAAAGTTATAACTTGTCTGCTGTAACCATTACCACTTACTTCAGTGCCACTGTTAGCATCTGTTGGATTTGATGTAAATAACCCCATATACACATTTGATGGTGCTGACGTTGATGACGTACCAAGAAAGTGATCGATGACTTTGTTTTCTAAGTAATTAGATTTTGCCATTATTTCTCCTTATCTACTTGGGTCATAATATTCTTCTAAAAATAAAAACAGGTTTAAATCGCTGTTTGCACTTGCCTGTGCTTGTATTTTATCAGAAGCTTCTAAATAAATATTTGCAGTATCAATTCTAAGAAAATCATCTGCACTAACTGATTTTGTAGAAACAAATGCTTTTGCTGAACTTGCAGAACTATCATGTAAAGCTAACGTTATGTCTGCGGCATTTGTTCCATCTATGTTTGTTACTATAATTTCTTTTACTATTGCTGTCGTATTTGCAGGACAAGTGTACACATCCTGACTAGCAAAAGCTGTAGTTGTAACTGCATGTGATATATTACGATAACGTCTTGGTTCGTTTGTCATCTTTATTCAACTTTACTATGCTTTTGTATATATCACGAAAATTAGTTTTTATTTCTTTTACCTGTTGGTCAGACTTTGCTTTTTTTATTGCAAATTCAAGAGCTTCTTTTATAAAAGTTTTCATATTTTAGTATACAGATGTAGTCCTATTTTGTAAACTGTTCTTTTATACTGCGTACAACGCTTCTTATATCAAAGGGTTCTTCATTCGGTCTATAAGGGCATTGATACTCTCTTGGACATTCTCCAGCATCATACGGAAGGTATTCTCTATATTGAGTATTGTTTGCTCCAATAAATACACACACACGTTGTTTGTTCCCCAATATTTGACTTGCTAATCTACAAGTCGTCATTTCACCTCTTGCTTCACTTATTCCTAACAAGATATAAAGAGCAAAAGCTAGTGCAAGTAAAGCTAAACGGAAAGACTTATTATCCATATCATCCATCCTAATGCTCCACATCCTATAAGTGATGCGATGCCTATGATGGTATAGTCTCGTATCTGTCTGTTTTTTTCTTCCCTAGCATACACAGCTTCCTTTCTAGCTCGTCTTATACGACCTTCTTCACGGATCAAATCATCCCATGCTTTTGTTCCGTAATGTGCCACTAAAAAATTTTTAAGTTCTTCCCTTTGTTTTGCAAGTTTCTTTTTACTTGCGAAAGACTCTATTGCAACTTGTTCAATTGAGCCATTAAATAGTTTATCAAACGTTGAAGGACTGTTTGCATTTTTGTGAATGTTATCTACATCACTTACAGCCGACATCCATGTGGACAATTGAGATCCTAAGTCTTCAATCTCACGACCCATCATAATGGCTTTTTTTATGCCATTGTATGCCGCTGTTGCTCCACTAACAGCAGCAGATAGGGTGATTGGGTCAAGCATGTTTATATCCTTTAAATTTCTTGTCTCTAGGTTTAAAATATTGAGACAAGGCTAGCTTATGTCTCTCCCTGTCTTGCTGTTTGATAAGTTCTATTTGTGTAAATCGACACCTTTCATTCGGCTTATCAGTCTTTCTGCCCTGTTTGTTACCTGTTTGTACCATCTACTCTGTTTCATCTGGTTTGCGGCTTCGATGTGGTCGCCATCTCTTACAGCCTGTATCATTAATCTAAATTTACAAAATCTTGGATATCCGAGATTAAACATCATATTTGCCATGATTAATTTTACTTCTTCGTTCATAGCGTTCCAATCATCGAATACTTTTTTACAGTCATGTATTGTAGTCATAATGTCTTGTTCAAACCACTCATCAACTCGTTCTTTACTTATAATTGTACCTACAGGCTTACCATGCTCTGGATCAGACTCTTTAATTAAATGCCCTATTCCTGCTGTAGGTAATCCTAAATGATCCAAATAAATATGATACTTACAACCCTCATCAATTTCTAATTCAACACGTAATCTATCTATTATTGTTTCCACTATTTTCTCCCACTAATTGCACTAAAACCAAAATAAGCTCCCACTAAGCCACACATACTTATGTATTGAGTCATAAGAATACTCTCTGCTTCTGCAAGCCTGTCTGGAAATGCTAAAGTTAGGATAGTGGTAATACCCATAAGAATAATTAAAACCCATGCCATTCTTCTCTTATTTACCTGATAAGCCATTTTATCAGGGATTAAATCATTATTTTCGGACATTTTTAAATTTATCCAATCCTCTTATGCCTAATGCCGCAGATACCGTTAAGAATAGTAAATATGTATACCATTCAGGTAATTCATTAAGTCTAGCAAAACCGTTTTTTACAATCTCTTCCATGCCCGGAATAAAGACTAATATTGTTGGAATCAATATAACGATTGTGACAAGCTCATCTTTAAAACTGTTTTGAGTGCCTTGTGCCATAATGATTTCCCACTTTGAATCATGTGTGGCCGCAGTACGCATTATCTCTGCTTCGGCTTCAGCTTTAGTTTGTGCAAGCGTTGCTTTTGCTTTCTGTTTATTAATTTGCCCTTGCATGAATGATCCTGCAAGTTCAGATATAGGTCCTATAAGTGCTTGAAACATTTAAATGCCGTAATATTTCTTTTTAAGGTAATTAACATTAGGAGCATTTCCTATTATTTCTGTTTCACCTTTTACGTTACGCACAGTATTTTCTTTTATAACTGCTTTACGTATTTTAGGGGGTAAAGTTGGAGTGTCTCCAAATGCAGGTTTTCTTGGATAATTACCATATCTTCCTAATTTACTCATGTATTTTCTCCTGTTGGTTTACCAATGTATACGCAAGTGCTATATCCATTTAAATATTGAGGATCTTGGGTTATACTAGATCTCACTTTTGCTACATACTCATAGCAATTGTCAGATGAAGTAAATGGAAAATTAACCATTGGAAAATTTACCCATGTAGCACTATCACTCAATGCCCATAGTATTGTTATTACTGGAATCCACATTACGCTTTTCTCCTTGTCTTCTTGCGTTTTCTTCCAGAAGCAGTAACAGACCATTTTACAGCCTTAGGTCCTGTCTTCTTTCGTGCTTCTGATTTGCTTATCCTTCCAGCTACAGATTTAGGGCGACATGCAGGATACGGTCTAGATTTCTTTTCTTTACCAGATCTACCACACTTCTTGCCAGTTTTAACATCTCGCCAATCTTCTTTGAACCATTTTGTTAGTCCACCTTTGGGTTTAGCCATTATGCGTAAGTTCCACCCCTTTTCTTATATGTACGCACTAACCATGCGTTTGCATATGCAGATGGGTATACTTTAAATTTACGTTTTGCTTCTGCTTTTACTTTTGCATATAAAGCTTTATTTTTGGGTGTTGCACCTTTACTTTTTTTTGATTTTTTTGATGCCACTTTTAAGACCTCCTCCGTATTTCATTGCAGGTTTTAGTTTACCACCTTTTTTCATAAATCCCATTTTATTTCTAACTGCTGTCGGTAATTTTTTTAATCCTTTATTTTTAGCTGGTACTTTTTTTAACACTTCCATCTCCTTCGTGCTTGTCTTAATCTGCTGTTAGGGTTTTTTGCTGCTTTAGGAAATTTTTTCATCTGTCCTGCAGATCTAGCACAGTATGATTTCCTACGCTTGGCATCCTTACTTCCCTTTTTAACTTTACCTGTAACGGCTGTTTTAAGTTTACTTCCGGGATTATCTCGTCTATATTTCGCCACACCTGCCTTAGTCATACCTGCACCAGACTTGGTGGATCGATAATATTTTTTTGTTCGTGGTGGTTGTTTATCTGGTTTTCTTGCCATTATTCGACTTTCTGAGGAACGCAGTAAGCTTTGACCCAAATTTTATCTCCTGCCAAAGACTGACTCCAATTTTGATCTCTAATTTTTTTTGCAATCTTTAAACATGTATCTAAATTATCAAAGTAGATACTATCTTGGACTGTGCCAGATAAAAAAATTAGAAGAACCCATATCATAGTAAAAGGGGGCAAGTTGCCCTGCCCCCAAATAAATTAAGTTCCAGTTGAAACTGTAGCAGTTTCGACAGGATTTTTAGAAATGTCACATAAGATAACGTGAACACGAAATCTTGCTGTGCTTTCACCAGTTGACCCAGCATCGATAATTAACGCATCAATGGTATCTGCAGAGGTTAAAATTCTAGCGTTAGAGCCAGAAGCACCTGTTGCAGCTTCAAGAAATGGTGTAAAACCAGCAGCTAATGTAGAGCCGTCAATAAAACAGTCTACATCACCACCAGTAATACCAATATCCATAGTTATTTGCGAATTACCTCTTGCTTCAAGAACTTCTAAAACACCTGCAACAATCATAGTATCAGCAGGAACGTCTATTAATTTAATAACATCTCCCCCTGCACCACCATCAGCAGTGTCGTGTACTTTAGAAGTCATTACATAAGGTCTTGCAACATTAGCTGGATGACCAGTAGTTCCACCATTCGGTGTAGCATCATATTCTGCCATGTAATCCTCCCTTACGCTGCGTAGCTAATTACAGCACGGCAAAGAGCTTCTTGTCTAAGGACTTTTCTTCCAAAGACGTGAAGACCACGTACTATATCGCTAAAGGTTTCAGTTGAACGTACAACTTCTGTCTTTGCAATATGCGAAGCTGTAGCAGTTGAAGACATGTGACCAGCTAAAATAACATGTTCAGATGAATCAGTTTCTAATGTGCCTGTAGCATCTGTTAGTGTTACTTGATCTGTTCCACCTGTGCTATTAAGAGCAGTAGTCTTATATAACTTAAATCCAGCTAATGTGCCGTTGTATACAAGACCGTTTCTTAACGGAGTTGATGCATCGCCAGTAACTTGGACTTCAGCTATTTTATTTCCTGCTTTAAGAGCAAATTCATAGAACTTAGGTGGTGCTATGAACCAACGGTTTTCTTCTGGAACACTTTGGTCATCTAAATGACGAGCCATAGTTAACAAAAGATTAATACCGTTATCGGCAGTGTCAACTCTGATAGGAGTATTAGTTGTACCTAAACCAGTTGCATCAGTTGTTGTCAAGGTTGTACCTGACACGGCTGATCCACCGATACCTGCTCCATCAGACATAACTTGAAGAATATTAGAATCATAATTTCTCTTCAATGAATATGCACCTGATGAAGTTGCTAATGCTTCAAAGTTCACATGTGAATGACGTTCTTCAATGTCATCGATCTTAAATGCAAATGCATTTGCTTGATCAACAGTCATTGTGATTTGGTCGTCAGCCAAATCTTGAGGATTAATTACAGAACCTCTAGAATACGATGAAATCGTAAGTGTTGGTTCTTTAATAATCTTCACGGTGTCGCCAAAGTTCTCAATCTCACCGTAGTAGTCTGTATTAGTTATATCTTCTACAACCGAAGCTCTACGGAAAAATTTTAAAACTTTTTGGCTAAATATTTCTGGTGTAAAATTACCAGAAGGCAGGTTACCATAACCTGCTGCACTATTAAAAGCCATGAGCTTTCTCCTTCTTAAAAGTTAAAATTTTAAGATGCGAAATCTATACGACCTTCGGCTCTAGCTTCGTCAATTTCTTTTTCAACTTTTTCAAATTCCCACGGTTTCAATTTACCAATGTCGCTTGCTTTCCATATTCTTTTATCTCCACCAGTAGAATTTATTTCTCTAGCTTTTGGAGATTTTACAATGGTTGCTGCTGAACTTTGAGTAGATTGTGAAGTAGGTTTTACTTTTGAATCTGCTTTATATAAATCAACGACTCTAGAAGCCCATCTTGCATCTGTGTTATTTCTTAGAATACCATCAGATATAGAGACAGGTTGATCCTCTAGCCATTTTATAAATTTTTCATCTTGTCTTAGTTCATTAAAATCAGAATGATTATTTAACAACTCTGCATAAGCATTTTGAACCTTTAAATCTTTTTCTTTTGTCTTTATAGTATCCAGTTCTTTTTGGAGTTCATCAGATTGTTCTTTTGCTTTCATAGATGCTATAGTTTGCACTACATCATAAACATCTGGGTACTCTGTTTTAAACTGTTCTAATTCTTCAGGAGTTTTAGGTAACTCAACACCTTTTTGTTTTGCCATTTCCATAGCAGAACTAAGTTGTTTTTTCTCTTCCTCATGTTGTTTTATTTTATTGTCATAATGACGTTTTAAATCATCATACCTTTTTTTATAATCATGGGGTTGATCTTTTTCTGTAGAAACAAACGTCTCTGCTTCTTTAGAAGTAGTTTCCTCTTTAACTTCTGCAGTTTCTAAATTTTGTTCTTCATCCTCTTTGTAAACATCATCACGATAATTACCTTTGTATAAAGAATCATTATTTATAGTGCCAAAAGAATCGTTAGGTTTATTTGCTCTTGCACCTCGTTGCTTTTTTGCCATATTTTTTCTCCTTAATGCAGGGCCACATTGGCGAATGGGTAGCTGCTTTGGTTGTAGTCAGGGCTATATTATTATAGGTAGCTGACGGTTGATTTACGGAAATTCCTCTGTCATATACCTTCCGTAAAAAGTGTGTCCTTCATCATCTATTAACGGAGCTAAAAGTGGCGATTTGTCATGCCATGAAGATCCTCCAACTCCGGGTTTTTTATAATATAATATATGTGAAGGTAATCTGTATTGTTCTAAATCAGGCTCTGTGTCCAAAGTATTTATTGCGGCTGTGTAAGTTTTTTCTAAAGCGTCTGGAGCTTTTCCTGATAAAATTTCTGATATTCTTGCTTGTAAAATACTAGGTTCTAGACCATCAAATGCAACCATTTTACTGCCCTTTCCCCTATTAGTTCTTTGTAACAAAACATCTTTAATTGATTTTAAGTTTTTAAATTCAAATTGTTGATCATTAACTCTATTAAGTATTACATCACCAATTTTTTGCATAGTTGTTAAAGATGCTTTTGATGCAACAGTTTCAGTTAAAAAAGCTAAAGACAAAGCTTCTTCATCTGATAGGCTTAATATAAAATTATCTCGTTCTGATCTATTTCTTTTCTTTTTATTAAAATCTTTTAATTTAGACATAAAGTCATCAGAAGGAATTTCGTAACCTATATCAACTTCATTTCCTTGTACTTCATCTCCTTGGTTATATCCGTTCATAAACCCTTTATTTAACGCAGTAACAGTGGGTTTACCTTGATCATTTATTTTTTTTAAAAACTCCATGCCCCCCATAGCATTTACATGTTCTGGTGGTATGTACATTTCTCCTTTAGATATTTTTATGGGTACTTCTCCACCCATAGCTAAACTAGGAGACTTGCTTTGTTTTTTTGCCTTATTGTACATGGCATTTAATTTTTTTTCTCCAAATTTTTGAACAGCAGGTGCATTTATAACAAAACCACCTTCTCTAGCTTCAAAGTTAACATCATCAGCTATTGTTTTTTGAGGAGAATATTGACTAGGAGGACCTCCTATAAAACCCCCATCATTAAATCCAAACTCACCAGTAAATCCTTCTGCTCCCTCTTTAGTTTTTTGTTTTTCTTGTCTAAGCGTATCAAAACTTTGACCAGAACTAACTTTACCAGTTTTTTCTGTTTCTTTTACATATTGATCTGAAGTTTTTATTTTTGTAGATGTATCTAATAATCTATTTTTTAAGTTAGTAGATAAATTAGATTCATTTATAGATTTTGTAAATTCTTTATCAAAACCTGCATCCCCCATGCCAAACTTTGTATATTGACTACCTAAAAATCCTGAACCTTTTCCTTGTTGAGATAACTGTAATAAATCATTTATAATGTTTCTTCTTTGATCTTCAGGATAAACACCAGTTAATTGATATCCTAAAAATCCTTTACTTAAACCTATAGGTCTACCATCATACATTCCTATGGCAAATCCTTCATCGCCTAATGCTGCTCTTGCAGATATAGTTTCTAAATGTGCTTTTGTCAAACCACTTAAAAGTTTTGCAGGTCCTGCTAAAGGCCCTAACATTAAATCTGCTACACCTAAAGTTCCTTGCATTTGTTTACCAGTAGCTATAGAATAACTACTTCCTGTTACTGAAGGAGAAGTAGATATATTTTTCATCCTATTAATAAAAGAACCACCATCAGTTGCATCAATCTTTTCATATGGACTTTTATTATCACTACTACCACCAGTTACTTGAGATACCTCTCCAGTTCTAGGTACACTAGGTGTAGTTAAATTAAATGGATTAGATGTTCTAAGAGTTCTAAAGGTTCTATTTATACCTTTATTTAACCTTTGTAAAAATTTAGGCATAGGTCTACTAGTATCTAAAACATACCCTTTGTTTTTATCAAAAGTATAGTTATCAGTTATAAATGTTCGCCATTCACTCATTATTTTGTTTTACTTTCATAGCTGCATAGTAATCTAATTTTAAACCTTTAATCATTTCCAGTGAAGCCACTTTCCCCTGCAGACGGTACAGGTCCTGTGCCGATTGTGCCACCACCAGCCCCTTGAGGGCTATTTTGATTTGCTCCTCTAGGAACTCCTCCAGAGCGATCCACGCTTTCTCGTTGGTTACTATTGGGCTGACCTTGCTGGCTTGTTTCTTGTTGAGCATCTTGTAGTCCTTTTAACATTTGTGCAAAAATTTGTGCTTCGTTTACATCATTAACTAGACTATCAGGATCTATATCTTGAGATATAGCTAACTCTCTAATTAAGTTAGGTATTTTTATAAACGGTGCTAGCATTGGATTTCCTACAGTTTGTAATAATGCTGTAAGACGTTGACTTCTTACTTCTTTTTGCATTACTGCAGAAACACCTCTAGGTTTTATTTCTAAGTCTCCTTGTATATCAGGAGCTTGTTCATTAAATTGCATGTTCCATTGAAACATAGCTTCACCCAAAGGTTTTAACAGGTGGTCATCAATATTTTTTATAACTGTTTTAAGTGATAAAGATGCACCCCCTAACAACATAGATAATCCAGAAGCTGTTCTTCCTGTTCCAGATACTCCAGTTTGTCCGTGCATAATTGATGGCAACCCTGTTTCTTCGTCTGCTAACTGACGACTTATTTGATACATTTGTAAATTTTCTGGTGCAGTATTAGGAAACTTTAAACCATTTATAGCTGTTCCTGTTACACCTGACTGTCTTCTAAATATCTTTCCGGGAAAGATGTCCATGTTTTGTCCCGGAACTAAACTTGCTTCATCTACATCAAATACTAAATTTCCTGCTAATGTCAAGTTATCTATAGCCATTCTTACATGACCATTCATTAACATTTGAGCATCTTCCATATTTTCTGCAACACCTACACCCCACAATTGATAAGGATTGATTTCGTATGGTATTACTTGATATGGTATTCTAGATGGTGTAAAAGGATTTAATACACATCTTAGTATGTGCATACCTGATACCCATATATTAACCTGCACTTGGTCTAATTCACTAAGATCTTCAGGTATTTCCATACCCACTTCTCTAGCTAACTTAGCGTCTAATACACCCCAATATTCTAATACTTCATATCTATTTTCTTCGTATGTTGTTTGGTTTTCTTCTCTACGTATAGTGTCTTCATAATATTTATTATTATAATTAGGACCCATAGCTATACAATCTTCTATAGCTTCTTTGTAGAAATGAGGTATACTGATTAAACCTCTCATTTGTTGTTTGTTTAATCTATGACGTTGAATAACATATTCGCAGTCATCCATGCTTGTTGCATTAGGATCAGGATGAAAATCCCATATAGAAACATGTTCAAGTCTAGGCACAGTCTTTTCATATGGAACATAATTTCTTTGACCGTTTTCTCCACGTTCCCATTTATGTATTCTTTTATGAAAGTTAAAAGGACCTTTTACAATTCCAGTTCCTAATAGTGCGGCCTCAAATATTGCATTTCTTAATACATTAACTGCACTAGTATCTAAAAGCTGATCATGTATGTATTTCTCTAATTTAAGAGCTGCCTTTTGTGCAGGACTAATTTGTGGTTCTCCTGCTTTAGCAGGTCCTTCTGCTATAGGTGCATTTGCAAACTGATCTTCCAAACCACCTAATATATCCATAGATGGAGATGCTTCCATAGCACCGGGAGCTATATTTCTGCCATCGCCTTGAAAACCATATGGGTCTTGTTTTGGTGGTTGTACGACTTGATCTATAGGTGTCTGTAAATGTGCAAACTCTGCTATACCTTCTGGTATAGGAGTAGGCTCAACAACTATAGGAAATTTTTTATTAGAAAATAATATGTCAACTATTTGACCGTATGCTGCTAGAACTTTAGTTTTAGTTATCTTGATAAATACTTTAGAACGTTCAGAATCACGGTATACAGTAGTGCTGTCGTATATACCCCTAAAGTTTTTATACGCTTGTAGCCAATCCTTTTCATGGGATAGCCTATTGTGTTCTGCTTCCTCTAGCTTGTTTTTAATATACCCAATAAGTCCGGGCATACTTTCACTAGGTTCTACGACAGGTACAACTGTATCGTCTGCAGGTTCTAAAAAATTATCAGACATAACCTACTTTCTAGTAGTCTTTTTCGTTAGCCATTGCAAACAAAGAATTGTCTACAGTAGTTTTAGTTTGCTTTTTAGGCATATCTACTGTAAGCACATCTCTAGATGCTCTAGTATCAAACTCAAGTGGTTCTCTAGTTAAAACATTAGAACCCATAGCATCATCAACTGATGTTTTATCTGAGTTCATAATGTAAGAAGCACCATAATTATAATTGTTACCGGGCATTGTACTCTCCTTATTTATTAAAATTTAAAAAATTATCTTGGGGAAAATCCCTAACTGTTGTTCTATCGTCTTCGCTGTACACAAATTCGTCAGCATCGTCACTTCCTCTTTCAGGCTGTTCACCTATAGGTTTAGCAAAGTTTTCATCAGGGTATAGCGATTGATTAGGGGATATTTTTGAAATCCCAAATGCTATAGGTACGGCTTCTGCTACTGTCGATAAAAATCTTCCACGAGGATCTAACTTAAGAGCGGCTTGACCTGCTTTTTTTATACCTTGAATTATACCTTCATCTTTTGCTATATCAAATGCTGTTTGTCCAACACTTTCAATATCACCTTCGCCTTGAAATACTGCCGCTAAACCTGCTCCTGCTCTACCTGCTGCACCAAACTTAGAAGCTCCTCTAGCTAATGTTGTTTGCATATCTCCAAACATGTCACCAGAAGAATCTGCAATTGTTGCAGTTCCGTCAGGAGATGGTTCTCCAAATATTAATTCTGTAGGAGATTCGTCTAAAGCACGAAACTCATCTACATTTTCGTTTCCTGTAGGAATACCTAAACTAGCAAATACTTTATCTCCAAGATCTAACAATTTATTTTCTTTTGCTACTTTTACTGCGTTTTGTGATTCTAGTCTAGCTTGGGCAGCTTCTTTTGATTTTTTTCCTAATTCTATATCTAAATTAGCTTGTTGTAACTCTAACTCTTTTACAGAAACAGCTTGAGATTTTTGTGCTAAATCATCACTAACTACATTAATTTTAGTTGATATAAATTCATCGCCTAATTGTAAATTAGGATATTTTTTTTCTAATTGTTCTTGTATAAACCACGGAGTTGCTTTAAATGTTTCGGCTGTAGCATTATATTTTTTTGTTCTATTGCTAAGATTTTTTATACCTATATTGGCTAAATACTGTGCAATAGAAGTTTGACCATTTAAAAGAGAATGTATAGATAATCTTTTTACGTGTGCTGATTCTAACCTACCCATATTACCAGTAGCAATATATCCTCTAACAGTAGTAGGGTTTCCTCTTAAAGTTAAAAAATCTCTTTCAGGAGAATTTTCTAGTATTCCCATAGCACTTAAATGAGTTTCAGACATTTTTCTTAAATCTTCTAAAGTAAAATCTCCTCCTTTTTCTATACCTTTGACAGTATACCCAGTAGGTATTTTTGCATTTTTTAGAGCTTGATTTGCTATTTTTTGTGACGCAGCTAAATTTTTAAATACTAAACCGTCTGTTCTACCCCCAGAAAATTCTTTTATAATATCTAATATATCAGGAGTAAAAATACCTGCTTTATATACAGGTTCTTGATTTCCTTTTGTGGCACTTATTATTGCATCTTTTATGAGTAACTCAGAAACAAATCCTGTATTAAAATCTATTTTTTCTAATTTTAAATTTTTTAAATCAGAAGCTCTATATCCCCCTACAAGAATCATAAGAGTAAGATACCCTGCTTCTCTTTGTTTTACATCTTTACTGTTTATTAAACCAGATGCTACCTTTGCAATTTTTTGGTAAGGAGTAGTATCCTTATACGGAATAGGAATTTTTCTTATAGCTTCTCTTGATTGTGGAAAAGTTGCTACTCTTTTTGCTTCTCCAACAACATCATCTAAAAGAAGTCGAACAGGATTATTATTTCCTTTTGCTACATACCCTGCTTCATTAAATACTTTTTTAAATGACTGAAGTATTTTATTTGCGTCTTCAGATCCATCATTAATAATTGCATTTGCAAATTTTGCTTTTGCTTCTTTATTATTATTTATATCGCCTAACGTTAATTCAGATAAACCTAATTCACCTAATTTTTTACCTACAGCCTGTCTATTGCTAAAAGTATTAGCGTTTACCACAAGATTGATTAGGGGAGTTTTATCTAAGAAATCTTTTCTTAACTCACCAGAGTCTGCTATTAATTTTTCAAAATTTTCATTAAAAAAAGCCATTAGTAACCAAAGACCTCATCTTGAACTTTAAATACTTGATTTTTAATATGACCTAAGGTTTGATGTATAGATGCATATCCTGTTACTCTACACATAAGCATATAACGCAAAGCATCATAAGCATGATCTTCAGCTTTTGTATCTACATCTTCACTATTGGTTTTAGACAAAGGTATCCCTGCCATTTGCTTAACTAAGTTGCTGCACGTAGAAAATATACGAACTCTAGGTTCTTCTGTACGAGGATCGTCAGCGAGTCTACTATGCACTTCCATTTTACCTTGCATCCTATTTCTATCAGCAGGAGTCCATCTAACTCCTGTCCTCATCATTGTTTCTGCTATAGAAGGTCCAAAGCCTGTTTTGTTCCAACAGGAAGAATCTAGGACAGTGTAATGAGGTGTAGGATCTAATTGTTCTACTTCTAGTATTTTATCAGCTAATTGCTCTCCAGTCAAGTGTTTTACGTAAAGTTCTCTATAAACCCAGATATTATTATCCCAATCTATAGCACCCCATAAAACACAAGATGGACTAGCGTATCCATAATCAGCTGCACGTATTCTGGGCCAGTTAGTCGGCATATCAAAAGGCTCGACTACATGCTTAGTACGTGAAAACTCTGGGAAGGCGGCTCCCTCTGCCACATCCCAATCCCCTTCTAGAAGTCTCTTTCGTTCAACTTCTGGGAGCGATCTCAACATTGCTTCATATTGACCATCAGCCATGAGATAGGGATTATCGGTCAACCGTGCAGGAATAAACTTACGAAAGAACAACGGTTGCCTTGCTTTTTCATGCCCATCGGGCCATAGTAAAGGTGTTCCTGTATCTATGTCACACGCTGGGAAAGCCGTAAAGGGTTCAGAAGGTTCTATGTACATCTTCTTGACCCACCATCCACCAACGCCACCGGGGTTGGCAGTACATCTCATATATAAATTGTCTTGTAGCTCTTTATCTGTCGATCTTAATCTAGAACGGAGATAATCCCACACATACGATGTAGGATACTGTGTTATTTCATCTATACCTATCCAATTAAAAGACTGACCTTGAAATCTTGTTACGTCTTTGTCTTTATCTAGGTATGTAAACCATATTGTTGCTCCTGATGGGAACACCCAAGTTGATTTTGACTCCCTAAATTTTGCACCGGGAAATGCTTTTGTATATAATTGTCTTGACTTATCTATAAGTTCTGTTAATTCGTCTAATGTTCTTCTTAGGAGAAGACCTCTATGATTAGGATTATGGCAATACCGAAGAGGATCAGCAAGTAAGCTAAAGCTCTTCCCACCTCCTGCTGCACCCCCATATAATACATCACGTTCTGGAGACGATAAAAAGTCTTCTTGAGGACCTGCGTTAGGCTTAAAAACAATTTCGCGACCATCAACAAGTTTTTGTACAGAATTAGGTAGATTTTGTAAATCACCCTCATCAACTGTAGCTGAATCGTTGCCTTGTAAAGCTTTTTCAATTTTAATTGCACTATTCTTAATAGTTTCTGCATATTTTCTCCTATTTCCTGCTTTTATGGCTAGTTTATTAGCTTTTTTGTTAGCTTCACGTAGTCTTTTTTGTGTTTCTCTACGTGCTTTTTGAAATACGGATAGATTATAATTCGCTTTAGGTGCGTTAGGATCTTTTTTTGGTCTTCCTGCCATGCATTTTACGTTGTTTGTCGTTTAGGGGGCAGTAAAACTACCCCATGAATTGCCTGTACATTATGATTCATAGTCTCCTGACGACCTAAACCAACTCTATTGAGTAGAGTTTCTGCAGCTTTTAAGCGTAGTTCGTCTCCCCTCTCTGGTGTAGGGTTGTCTATTGTCCTGATTACCTGATTTGCAGCCTTCAATGCTCCCATAGATAGTAGAGATTTGGTCTTTTCTACAATTTCTTCTGCTAATGATACCTTGAGCCATCCTACAGATCCTTGAGAGTATCCTGCCTGTAATGCAGCATCAGTTATGTTGCCACCATTTTTAAACAAGTGGTCTAAAAAAGACTCTTGTTGAGGTGTCAATTCTCTTTTACTCTGTCTATTTGGTAATAAATTTAATGACATACTATTATAATAGGAATCGACACCCATTTAGTCAATAAAAAAAAATTTATAGCCATTGACAAATGAGAAATTTACTATCATACTAAGGTATCACCTGCCGGGGTATACATACATGTATACCTTACGACACTGCTGGGAGAACCATTCGTGTTCTACCCCCATTTTTCATACAAAAAACTACAAAATATAAAATTACGGTTGACATTGCTAGCAAAGTACCAGTACCCCCGGTGACCCTACCGACCCATCCGTGTCGAAAATTCTTATAATAAGAAAAGAATTTCTTTAGATCACAAAATAATACATGAATGTTTTCTTTATTGTGTACAGTAATAAAGCTTTTTATATATGTATAGAAAAATTACCAGTGACTTTTTTATGCACATAAAACTTATTAGTGTTTTATTGGTGTTACCAAAAATAGCAATATAAATGCAATAACTAATAATATTAATACTTTAAGTAATTATTATTTTATGCATAAAAAAACCCCCCATAAATAAATATGAGGGGTAGTTTGGGAGAACTTTTTATTAATTAAGTATTAGATGAAAAGTAGTTTTTTCTGTATGCATTTGCACATTCATCTATCATTTCATTAACTCTATTTTCTGTTCTTTCATTTGCAATATACTTATTTGCATTTGATAACCAACAATGAACACAAATATATTTATCATCTTCAATAACAAATAAATATCTCTCTTGTTGTTTACCACAAGCAGAACAAGAACAAATATCTTGTGAACTTGGAACATGAATACTCATTTTAATACTGCCTTTCAGTAGTCTTAACAATAAAGTTTTCGTTATCGTCTAATTGATACTCTTTTAACTTTAATTGTTTATTAGATGAACCATAACAAGTAATACCTTGATGTTCTAATAATTCAGTTAATGCATCAATTTGCATCTTTACTGCTCGAACTTGTTGAGCAATTAGATTTAAATCTTTATATTCATAAGCAACCATATTATCCATATAATCCTTATTTACTTTAATTAATTTTTGCATTTTTTAACCCTTTCAAAGTTATTAAAGTTTAATATTAGTTGTTTAAATCAACCAATGAATAAACATTAGAATTAATCTTTTTCTGTGTCAAATGTTTATTTTCATTTAAAAATATATTTCTATATTTACCAGTGGTTGTTGAATAATCCCAGTAATTAATATCTAAATAAACTTTTCCCTCATTATCTCTCATAGCAATTAAACTCTCGTATGATTGAAAATAATGAGCATCTGGAGTGACAATTAGAAATTGATTAGGTCTATTGTTTATATTGTGTACTTTTATATGTTTTATCATTTTATTTCCTTTCAAGGTTTTATTTTGTTATAGGTGACATAATACATAAAAAAAAGGGGATGTAAATACACCCCCCAGTTTTTAAAATATTGCTAGTAAAATGGCTATTAAAACAATTATCCAAACTAGCTTAAAAGCACTAGTAATCCAATCGTGTATCATGCGACAAGTGCTAAATTATTCCAATTATCAGTTGACAATAATTGTCTGACTTTATTTTGTCTATGCAGTTGTACAGTATGCTTTGACTTTGTCTCACCTAATGTCTGATCTTTACCATTGACATCAACATACTTTGCATCAGTATGCGTTGACCAATATGTAAGAGCATTATAAGCTGACCACATATTTGCACCACAATCTTGACTTTCTTTTTGGAATACTTGCACCATAAAATCCAATAGCTTTTGATTGACTTTATATTTGCTATCAGCAATTAACTGCGACCCTTTACCCCTTTCAACTCGACATAATGTCACTGCTAGGAAATCAGCAAATCTCTTATCAGTGATAGGAGTATTTTTCCAATGTATCATTTGATCTTGATTAGAGTGCCAAGAAGACAAACTAGTATTAGCATTATTGAGTAATGCATCGACATTTAAATTCTGTGTATGCAAATGCTTTTGTTGATAAGATTTTTCACCACCAAATACTTGAGTGTTTTGACATAGCGATCTATAAGCCCCACTAAATACTTGGAAAGCCCAAGACATATCGACAGAATTAAAAACATCTAAGCGACATTTAACTAAGTCATTTTGACCTACATCCATTTTAAGATCATTGAAATGAATTGTGCGACTAGCACGTCTTCCATTCTCATATACTCGATCAATGACTTCAACATTGTCCAAAGGTAAATCTGAGTTATCCTGCAAATACTTTCCCTGCTTTTCAAATAATTCAGAATGATTAACAAGTTTGTAAGTATCAGAGATAGGGCGACAGTTTAAAACGTCACCAGTATGCGTTGAAATAAGCCCTCGATACTTTTCAAGTTTTTGCATTGTTCCCATGCCAACCCCAAAAGGTTTATCCACAAATAATGGTACTGGTTCGACAGTTCCAACATCCTCGAATAGTCTAATATTGCGTACATCATCATGTACAAATTCAGTACCATTGGGCAACTGTTTATAACCACAATCGTCTAATGATACATTCCATTTTGGTGGAACATTAGTCTTGAATGTTTCAATATTATTTTCACCTTCAAGATTGTTTTGAATGTTCGCATCTATTAGTTCTTCAATATCAATTTGATCAGTCATCATTTTTCCTTTCTATTAATGCTTTGGATACAATGCTTTCAATATCAACATTAGTATCAATTAAAATATCTAATTCATTTCCACCAATAAAATCTAATTGGCAATCGTCTAAAGTTTCACGAATTAATTTTGAAACTTCAACTTTTAGATTATTTTCTAAATTTTCTAATTCAACTGTAGTGCCAATTATATCCAACACCTTATGACTATATACGTTCATAATTATTTATTCCTTTCTATAGTTAATTGTGAAACTGCATGATCTACTTGATCACCAATCTTATCTTCAAGTGTAGTCGTATCCATATAATCCAACATATCCATTTGGGCTAGTTCATCTTGAACTAAACCATATATATCTAGTTCATGTGACCAATCCATATTTTCGATATGCTTTTTTACTGCATCTTCAACTACTGCTTTTAATTGATCGTTTATCTGAGTGATCAGCTCATCTGATACTATTTTAACCATTTTAATCCTTTCATTTTAATGGCGATCGTATGGGGCAAACATTAAATTGTAGGAGACAATCCAAGAGCAACCCCATACGATCTATTTAAACAACTTTGCTCTTGTGCTATCTTAAATATCACAACTGCACCATAGGTCAACTATTATTTTCCAAATATTTCATAAAAGAAATTTCAAAATCTTCCAATCTTCTTGCGTATTCAAAATTTTCTTCATCATATAAATCAAAAATAATTTCTTGAAGTTCAGTCAAAAGAGGATCTGTAGCTCTGTGACTATCAGTGTTTGGGCTGACATTATTTAGCTTTGGGCTGACATTATTTTGAAAATTAATACTGGCGACTGCCCACTGTCGTTTGTTCCATCTTTGCATCATTTACGAATCTCCCCTATGATATTATCCTTGTTGTAGAACCGACCCAATGATAGTTCTTTTTTAGTATCGTACA